CCCCTAACAACGGGGGAGAGACTTCTACGATAGTCTGACATGTAATGTAATTCGTGGTCACCAGATGACGTTGGGTCTAATAGTCCCGACGCTATGTCTTTAGTAGGGGAACTATGGATTGCTTACTCTCGTAAGTGAAGACTGAATCGTCTTTCACTCGTGGGTAACATCCTTGTCCTACCAGACGTAATGACTCCTTCCTGATTTTCCTTGTTCTTCTCCGTAATGCTTCCACATTGTGCCCGTCTACTTGACCTGGTCTCCCAGTCTCAAGTAGTCCGCGCAGCCCCTTTCGTGCCCAAGTGTCATAGATCACAGCAGTAAAAACTGGCCCGTGATCTTCTTCACCCTGGTACGATCGGAAGTTATGCTCCACTACAAGGTAACATCCCTCACGATCAACGAACTCGTTAAGTACATCATAATGCTTCCAAACCTTACCTACTCTAAGCCTTAAGGGCTCTGCTTGGTTAAGTTCTCTAGCGATATACGCATGATGCCTGTCAATATCCGACCATTCACACAGTTGTTTAAGACCCAGCCCCCCCATCCATGATGGTAGGAACCAGGGTATGTCTTGTTTCACACTGTTGAGTAGTTCTTTATGTTCTTGTATGAACATCGCCGTTAGCTCCAGTCCCAGAGTAGATGGTGCTTCTTCAATCAATTGATGATGAAGCACACCCAACTCTGAGACTTTCATGCCGTCGGTGACGCCATCCAAGGAACGTTTCATTCCGGTCATAAGGCCGAAATTAACGTAGGGAACCAACTCATAATGGTCCGGATGTACAGCAAATGTTGTTGAGTTCATAGAAAAGAACTCCCCGCTCGCGTAGGTTTTACCTAAACTCTTCTCGAAACCGAATAACTTTGCGATGTTCTCCCATATTTCAGGGAAACGTTCGTCGTTATAGGGTGTCAGACAATCGTCACCATTGATCATACCTGGGAATTTCTTCGCAGGGACAATAACCTGGTGAGCGATCTCGTATGACCACCGCATGATTACAAAGTTGAGTATACATAAAACCACGAAACTAACTATGGACCCCATAAGCTGACCAACCTTTTGAGATTGTTGGCCGACTGGTGCCTGGACGTAGTTATGCCCCGTAAGAGCAGAGAGAAACAGCTCTCTGAGAGATGTATTGGCAAATCCATTTACTTTATCGTTCTGATCCATGAGACAGTCTGCCACAAGATTGGACGCCCACTGATAGATGTTATCCGTAGCCCCACGATAGTCACCGGAATGAAACTTCCAGGCGGCCTTGGTGCTTACGGTAAATGCTTTCAGAAAGGGTCCCATCTGTTCATTTATTAGATCCTCCGTTATGGGGGTACCTATTAGTTTGAACTGCGGCATGTCTTTCATATGTGACCATAATGATTTTTGTAAAGGTTTAAGTACGAAGTAAGTTTTTGGGGGCCCCTTAGATATCGATCTGATCTTCAGGGCCTCTTTAAGTCCAATAACTTTAACATCCTTCGGTTCGTTTAAGGCCTCTGCGGTCATCCGCCAATAGAACTTTCTGTATGCCCTCTCCAAGTTACCAGTGTCGACTTCTAAAGCCGGGACTGATTTGGTAAGGTCTGCATACTCTAACTCATCTTGCTCGCCTTTTGCACCGTAGTGGTCACTGACGTAGTCAGTACACTCTGTGTTACAAAGGCGCGTGGGTAGTCTTTCCTCAGACTTAACATCTGATCGAAAGTCTCTCCAGGCTTCAGTGAGTTCAAAAGTTCCATAGGTTCCGTGATCTTGTACAGAGTCCGTAACGTTCGCCGAAGGGGAAGGAAGGTATGGTTTGGTCAATTGCTCAAGTGAGATACTCCAGGTTCCGAATAACTCCCTGACTGTGCGTCGTATTTGCTGTTCCGCAGCAACTCGGTTGTACTCGATGGGTGTGGTGACTGTAAAGGTTTCAAAATGAGCTGCCTCTCCATACGTTTGGTGCTGAAAGTCCCTACAGGACTCCCAATTACACACGTAAGGCTTACTTTCCTCTTTGTCGTGAGTCATGGTCGAGATATTCTCGGCGACCGCTACTTTAACCATCTCGTCTGTTGGACGCGGCATACCTTTCTTCGTCTGAAGAATGGTTGTCGTGAACGACAACTTCGTTGCTTTAGAGCAGCAAAGTTTACGAGTATAGTTATAGAAGGGTCCACCAAGAAAATAACGTGCATTACACCCCGTGTAAGTGCCCGCTATCTCTTGATCATTCCACGCAGCGAAGAAGTCAGCAATACGCAACTTAAAATACTTAAGCCACGATAAGCCGGAAGAGAAACAGTGTCTAGCAAGTGTGATTATCTGATGTAGTATCACACTCTCATCATGTCGTTCCAAATCAAAACCGTACACGATATACGATTTGACGATGACCTCTATACATCCCAGGACGAGTACCAAATCGGAAGAACTTTCATGAGACAAGACTTCCTTGGCCCCAACCATAACCTTCTGTAGCTTTGACATGCTACATGGGATATGGGAGGGTCCAATATTTGGACTATTAGGTTGAGCCTTTTGTTCCATTAGGCTCCCTATACTGTCGTTCGATAATTTTAGCGATCCAGTACAGGCTTCATCTACGTCACCTACGGCGACGTCTTCCCCCCTTCCGGGGAGGCGACCAAGTGATACTCCTAACCGACAAGGAGCCTGACACACTGATCTATTGTTTCTTCTTTCTAACACATATGCTTTGCGTTCTGTGAGGCACATGTTTATTAAGAT